TTCGCGTTGCGCCACAGTTCGCGCACGTCGCCGATGAAGGCTTGCAGGGCTGGTTCGGAGTTGACGACGAAATCAGCCACGGCACGCCCAACCCGCCACGTCTGCCGCCTGTCTCGCCGTGAGGTCGCAGGCATGGACCGGCTCACGGTCCCGTGTCTCGATGCAGCGCAATGCGGATACCGCACGCGCCTTGTTCCGGTTGTCGTCGGCGTAGATCGGCGCGGCCAGCTTAGGCCACGGCTTGAACACGCGGGCGTAGAGAACGTTGTTCTGGATCATTTCGGCGGCTCCGGTGCGGGCGTCCAATGTGTAGCGCGACGGTCATTGTTTGATCCAAGGGCGCGCACGGTATTTGCCGGGGTATGTCCGTAGCAGCAAGCGACGTGGATATTTCCCAGCACGCCCCATGCGTCATCGGGGCAGTACGCCAGAAACCACACTTGATCCATCGGAGTGCTGAGCGGCGCACTCTCAATCGGCATCCACTCGTTCACAACGCAGCTCCAATGCCAAACACGTTGGCCCATACGGCGAAGCAAACGGACCAGAAGCCAAGCATCAGCAGGCCACCGAAGAAGGTTTGCAGGGCGCGTTTCATCAGCCCACCTCATACGGATTGAAGTTGTGGGGAATGTCATCCGCCAAGCTCACCTCACACGGCGGCTCGCGATCCTCCTTCACCACGTTGAAGTCGTACTCGTCAACCTGCCGCGCCACCTTCTGCGCATACGGGCCGGACGTGAGTAGCGTTTGCAGCGTGTGTTGGTTCGTTGTCATGCCGGTTGCCAGCTCGCGTGATTTCGCGATTCGCTCGGCCAGCATTTCCTGGTAGTCGCGGTTCACGGTGTTCATGCGGCATTCCTCGCCAGCTCGTTGAAGTAGGCGGCCGTTTCCGGCGACACCAGCCCGCACTCGTCGTCCTGCGGCAAGTCGGCCAGCTTCATCGCGGCCTTCCGCTTGATCGCGTACAGATACGCGCAGCGGCCCTTGTGTGCGGCGTCGTGGCGGTACTGCGCCATCGCTACCAGCGGGTCGCGCTTGTCGGCAGTCGGCCAGTGGTTGATCCAGCGGCGGCGGCTCGGCGTGAACGGCGTCAGTCCGTCCGTGTCGTCGCGCTCGGGATCGAGCTGCAAGCGCCCTGAGCCCTCGCAACGGCCGCAATCGCGGTGCTCGTCGCACTGCGGATCGGGGCCGTATGCACCGATTGAGTTGTTCACGGTGAAGCCGCCTTCGCCTTCGCAGTCGGGGCAGAAAAACGTGCGCGTGCTCATAGCTCGATACCTGCATGCAACGCGGGCCACTGGACGAACTTCACCGTGTCCATGTATTCGCGTTCGATGATTCGGGCGTCGCGTCGTGCGACAGGGGTGCGCGGCTTGTGCGTTCCGTGGCGGAACTTGGCGCGTAGGCGGGCGCAGATGGAGCGGCCGGAGTTGCAACGGATGCTGTGCATCACGCACCTCCCTGCACGCTGGCGAGGGCGGCGGCGTTCGCGGGCCTGCCGTCTGCGAAGTAGAGGCCATTCATTTCGTCGGCTGCTTCTTGGGCCTCTTCCTCGGTGTCGTAGTCGGCAGCCGAATAGAAGTCATCGCCCTTGACGCAGAACCACGCGCCGCCCTGCTTCTCGGCGCGATAGAAGTCGTCCGCCAGCACGTCGGCGCTCACAGCACACCGCCCAGCGTCACTACCAGCGCCAGCCAGAACCACCAACGGGCTCCGGTTACGCGGAACAACTGCTCGGTGTAGCTCTCGGCGTATCCGCCAAAGTCAGATGACGTGCCCATCTCTCTGCTCCCGGCCGGGTGATTCCGGCTTGGGAACAATTATCCACGAGGTAATACCCGTGTCAATACCTCAGGGGACATATTTCTAAAAATAGGTGGCACGGGGCTTGCTTAGGGCATAAAAAAGCCCGCTCAAGGCGGGCGTTTGATCCTGTTGCGGAACTCTCAGTCGTCGTCTTCGCTCAGGATTCTGCTTGCCATTGGGCACATTCCTTTGACCCGCCCCCATTCGTTCAACATCGCCAGCAGTAGCGGCTTCAGGCGGCGGTACTCGCGGATCTCCGCGTCGGTGACTGGCGGCTCCCGCGCCGGGCGCTCAGATCGCGTCAGGGGCAAATGAAGAATCTGCGCCTGGTATAGCTCAACTGGCTCGCTTGGTGTCTTGCCCCCGAGATTGCTTCCCACTACTCACCCCCTGTTTTGATCGCCGCATAGCGGCCCCCATGTACTCCGCGACCTCACTGGCCGACCGGCCCACAGCGAGGAATGTATACGCACGAACTGTGCGCTCGGGGTCGTTCTCAAGCTTGTATTTATGGGCCGTTCCGAACTCTGAACCTGCCTCTTGTACAGCTAGTAGATACGCCTCGCGTAGGGTTACAGGGTCAAGTTGCAGTGGTTGAGATTGTTGTTCCGTTTTACCCAGTTTGGCCCCCTCGTCCTTATCTGTATGGTTCAGGTCGAGCCAGCCATCTTCCAAGCCCCACGCCTGCTCGATCTCTCCGGCGATTTGGTCGCCGATAGGCTTGGTGGGGTTCTTGCCGCCGAAGTGGGACACCTGGCCCTGCAGCTTCTTCAGACGCTCGGCAGCTTCGGAGATGGCCCCCGTGTCAGGGCCGATCAGCCTGCGGAAATTGGCCCAGCGGACCGCGTGAATGGGACGCTTGTGTGCGGCTTTTTTCATGCCGCATAGCCTGCGCGTGACTTCCGGCAGGGTAAACGCGCTAGAAAGTAAAATATTTCCCTCAAGGGCTTGCACCGGTATTACCCGTGAGGTATAAAGCGGCATGGACTTCCATGCCTATCTGACCAAACACGACGGGAAGCCTCGTCCCGATGGCCCCGAATTGATCCGGCTGGCCCAAGCCTGCGGCAAGAACTCCTACTACTTCTATCTGACTGCGCTTGGACACAAGCGGGTCGGCAAAGCCACCGCGCAACTGATGCACGAGAACAGCATCGGCCGCGAGCTGGATGCAAACGCTGTGAACAAGAAAGTCGATATCTGAGGTCACTAGGGCTGGTCCGTAAGGGCTGGCCCTTTTTTCGCCCATTAGAGGAATGAAAGTCCATGAATCTGAATGAATACGGTGGAAACAGTCAACGTTCCATCAAGTTTTTCAGAGACTTGCAAGTGAAGCGTCCCCCATTGGATGCACCCCGCAAGCATGTCCTGCAATGCCAAGGCGACCTCACTCGCGCAATGCGCTGGTCGATGAAGGCGTCGGGCATGAAGCAGTTAGCACTGGCGGCCTATTTCAGGATCAACCAGAGCTACCTGTCAAAGCTCATCAACCTCAAGCACAACGAATCCGGCGAGCTGCCCGAGTGGTTCGTGCTGGCCTTCTGCTGTGCCACGGGCTCGCGCCTGCTGGAACAAGTCATCGACTGGAAGCACGAGCAGGCCGACGAAGAGTGCGAACGCACCCTAGAGCGCCGCATGTCTGCGCAACTGCCCGTCGCGAGGATGGCCGCATGAGCGACCACGACGACGACGATTCGAGCAGCAGCCACAGCTTCGGTTCCATTTGGAATTCGCTGTTCTGCGGATTCGGCTCGACTAGTAAGGCCATGACTCCGGCGGGCCGAATGATGGAGTTCGCCAAGTCGGCGGATGCGGCGATCAAGGATGAGTCCGACATCACCGACGACGTTACGGCCGCACTGCGCCGCTGCCAGATCCGTTCGATGTGGCCGACATGGGACCACAAGGCAGGCCAGTCATGACCCAGCAATGGCGCAAGTGGCCTCCAGCCATCCCCCGTGATCGGGCCGCACGGGAACGGAAGCTGGAACAGATCAGGGCAGAACGGTGGCGACCGTACACGCAGGAAGCCGACAGGGAAGACGAGCGGCGGTTGTTGGAACAGAAGGCAAAGGTTTTCGGCGCGGGGCAGTTGGTTTAGCAGGGGCGGGTGATGCGGATGGGGATCAAACGGTTGTTGATGTTCGGTTACTGCCACGGATGGATCGCGGCAGAGACGGTGACGGCGGCGTTCCAGTTGTTGCGTTTGAGGGGGGCTTGAGATGGCAATTCGCCCCGCGTTCCAGTTCTACCCGGCCGACTGGCGGAACAACGCCAAGTTGCGCCGCTGCTCTGAAGCAGCTCGCGGTGCATGGGTTGACGTGCTGTGCATCCTCCACGACTCCGACGAATACGGCGTGCTGCGCTGGCCCCTGGCCGACATTGCGCAGGCCGCGGGGGTATCGCCGAAGCTCCTGCAAGAGCTGTCTCGCAAAGACGTTTTCAAGGGCGCTGATACCGGCGCAGCGGACTTCATTTTCACGCCCCGACATGGCGGCAAGGACGGAGATCCCGTGACTCTCGTGACCGCAGGCAACGGCCCCTGCTGGTATTGCAGCCGCTTCGTGCGTGATGAATACGTGCGCCAGCGTCGCGGCGCAGCCACCCGATTTGATGCTGACAACCAGCCACCAAAGGCCACACCAAAGATCACACCAAAGGTAGGGATTGGTGGGCGGCAGGGTGACGGGGCTTCTTCTTCTTCTTCTTCTTCAGAAGATATAAAGCAAAGCGGCGCTGCCGCGCCCGATCCGAAGAAGGTTTTCTGGGATGCGGCGATTGCGTGTGTAGGCGAAAAGAACCGCCCGCGCATCGGGAAGATGTGCAAGCAGTACGGCGAGGAAGCGGTGGCCTCGGCAGTGAGTAAGGCGGCCATGAAGTGCCCGGCCGATCCCTGTGCCTACATCGCTCAAATTCTTGACAGCGACGCGGGCAACCCGTGGGACGGTGCGCTATGAAGGCGGGCGAGTTGGCCGAGGTGCTGGCCCGTGACGCGGAAGGCGTTGCCCGAATGCTGCTGCCGCAGGGCAAAAAAGAGGGTAACGAGTGGCGCGCCGGTTCCGCCGATGGTGAGGCTGGCAAGTCGCTGGGCGTCCACCTCACCGGCCAGAAGGCAGGCGTGTGGTGTGACTTCGCAGCGAGTGAGGGCGGTGACCTCCTCGACCTGTGGGCAGCGGTGAACGGTGTCGGCATTGGTGCCGCGTGCCAGCAAGTCCGCGAGTACCTGGGCATCCGTGAGGCCCGAGTCGAGAACCCGAAGCCGAGCTATTCCCGCCCGCCACGCGAAGGCATCAAGGGGCTGACGGAGACGCACCGGGCGTGGCTGTGCGACGAGCGCAAGCTGGCCGCCGAATCGGTGAAGGCATACCGCCTCGCCAGCAAGGGCGACGAGATCATGTTCCCGTCGCTGGTGGACGGTGAGCTGGTTGCTGCGAAGTACCGCCGCCTGCCCAAATCCTTCCGCGTGGATGCGAACTGCGAGCCGGTGCTGTTCGGGTGGCAGGCCATCCCCGCAGCGGCCCGTAGTGTCGTGATCGTGGAGGGTGAGTTAGACGCAGTGGCGATGCACGCGCTGGGCCAGCCCGCATTGTCCGTCCCGTTCGGCGGCGGCACGGGCGACAAGCAGGCCAAGTGGATTGCGTCAGAGTTCGACCGCCTCGCATCGTTTGACCGCATCTACCTCGCATTGGATATGGACGGCCCCGGCCAGGAGGCAACGGCGGAAATCGTCAAGCGTCTAGGCCGCGAGCGTTGCTTCGTGCTGGAGCTGCCGCACAAGGACGCGAACGCCTGCCTGATTGCTGGCGTGAGCAAGCAGCAGATGGCCGCCATCGTCAAGGTTGCAAAGACGGTGGACCCGGAAGCGTTGCGCAATGCCAGCGACTACGCGGAAGAGGTGATCCGCGAGTTTGGCGAGGCAGGCGAGGACTACGGCATTTCGATGCCGTGGGACAAGTTGCGCGGAAAGCTCACGTTCCGCATGGGCGAAGTGATCGTTCTGGCTGGCATCAACGGCCACGGCAAGTCAGAAGTTGCCGGGCAAATGTCAGTGGCGGCGCTGAAGTGCGGTTGGAAGGGCTGCGTGGCGAGCATGGAGTTCAAACCTGCCAAGTGGCTCAAGCGCATGGTCCGGCAGGCCGTTGGGCGGTCTGATCCGTCTATGGCGTTCGTGCATCACTCGATGCTCTGGCTGGGCGAATCGCTGTGGGTGTTCGACGCGACCGGAACAGCCAAGGCCGCCACGATCATCGAAACATTCGGCTATGCCGCCAAGCGGTATGGCGTGGACTTCTTCGTGATCGACAACCTCGCCAAGTGCGGCTTTGACGAGGATGACTACAACGGACAGAAGGGTTTCGTTGACCAGCTAACGGACTTTGCCAAGTCCTACAACGTCGCCGTGATCCTGGTCGCGCACATGCGCAAGTCGAATGACGAGAGCCAGGACAGCGGAAAGATGGGCGTCAAGGGATCGGGCGCAATCACGGACATGGTGGATACCGTTCTGTCCATCTGGCGCAACAAGCCGAAGGAAGAAAAGGTTCGCAAGCTGGAGAGCATCGGCGGCGTCCCGGATGGTGAGCTAGCCGATAAGCCGGACGCGGTGCTGACTTGTCACAAGCAGCGCAACGGAGAGGACGAGCCGAAGCTGGCGCTGTGGTTCCACCGCGACTCTCACCAGTTCATGCACGCGCCGCAGCTTCGTCCGCTGACCTATGTGCCACCAATGCGGGTTGACCGCGACGAGGTGGCAATTTGAGCCGCGCCGAAGAAAACCGCGCCGCGATGCCACTGGCTGCGGAAATGGTTGCCGAGATCCGCGCAACGTGCCCCGGCGCAAAGGTGCTGTGGGTGAAGGAAGGCGAGCGCGAACTGGGCAAGCGGCCCGCACTGGAATCGAACCTATTTGAAATCAGCGCAGAGACTTTCGACTTGGCGCGCAAGCACGCAACGTATTTCGGGAGCAAGAAACGATGAACACCGCCGACGAGTGCAAGGCGAGGTTGATCGCATGACCTTTGGCGGCAAAACCCCCAACAAGGCCGAGGCAGCCCGCCGCGATGCGTGCAAGGCCGGTCACTGCATGGCGTGCGTACAGCGCGATATCAACGTCATGGGGCAGGGCTTGGTCGAGTGGCACCACTTGCGGGGGAAGAAGCGGCACATGGAAACCATTGGACTCTGCACCTGGCACCACCGCGCCCTGGTGTTCGCGTTCCACTCGCACGCAGAGATGCGCGACCACTACGGCCCTAGCTTGGCGGAAGGCAGCAAACCGTTTCATGCAGCGTTTGGCAGCGACGCCGAATTGCTGGCGCGGCAGAACGAATATTTGGAGATCAGGTAATGGCAAACCAACACAACGAATGGACCGCGACAGAGCTGGACCTGATGCGTCAGGTCTATCCGTCAGGCGGCGCGAAGGCAACGGCGCGAGTCCTGCCGGGCCGCACGCTGCAAACCATAACCAAGCGTGCGCAGTTGATGAACATCAAGCGCCTGAGTGCAGCGGGAGTGCCACGTAGGCCACGCACGAAGCCTGAGCGCGAGGAAACGTACCGGCTGCCGCATGAGCCGCTGAGCGAGTTGAACCGCGTGGCATTGCGCGAGTGGGGCCGATTCACTGCGGCGCGTGGACCGGAACAACTGACTCCAATCATCGAGGTGCGCTATGACGAAGCTGCTTGAAGAAGAACTGGCGCTGTACCGGAAGGCGATCAACGAGATTGATGATCGGATTGAGTACAGGGACTTTGACCGTCAGTCCATCTACGAGATTTTCGACCGGCTCACGCTCGGACTAGAGATGTTGCACGGACCTCGCTACACCGTCACCGATGCTGGCCGGAAGGCGGCTGGGAGTGTCGAATGATTACCTTTGCTGATGTTCGTTCCGCGCTGTGGCGGCTCTATCAGAAAGCCATCAAACACCCCGAGTTCTGTGGAAAATCCTCAGAGGGGTGGTGCGAGGTTCACTACCCGGAGATCTACGCTTGCGCGGATGAGGCTGCCTACCAGCAGCCGAGCGAAATCATGATCTACAGCTATGCGCTTGGACCAAATCGCCAGCACTACATCCGGCGCGCTAAGCGTGACCGCCGCGTCTCGTCCAATGAATGGGAGTCTCCGGACATCTGCGCTAAGGCGTTAGAGGTGATCGCGGAGTGGGACAAGGATTGGGACGAGTGGTGCAAGGAGCAGGGCGCATGACCGGCGCGCACTCACGATTGCTGGCCCTGGACCCTGGCACAACTCACACTGGGTGGGTGTGGATGGATGGTGGAAAGGTTGGCGACTGCGGAGTGATGGAAAACAAGGAAGTTCTCGATCTGATCGAGTGCCATCAGTTGCAGACTCCGGGTGGCCGCGTCGCCATCGAGATGATCGCCAGTTACGGCATGGCTGTCGGCAAGGAAGTGTTTGAGACATGCGTGTGGATCGGGCGCTTTGTGCAAGTTGCTGGCCCAGAGTGCGTGCGGTTGGTCTACCGCAAGGACGTGAAGCTGCATCTGTGCGGCTCGCCTCGCGCAAAAGATCCCAACGTCCGCCAAGCGCTGATTGATCGCTGGGGCGGCAAGGCCGAAGCAATCGGCAACGTCAAGAAACCGGGGCCGCTGTATGCGGTCAAGTCGCACGCATGGCCGGCGCTTGCCGTAGCCGTGACCGCTGCTGAAACCTAACGGGGGAGTTATGAACTACGCGATATTCGGAGAGTGGGTGCGGGATCGCGTCGAGGAGTTGGTGGGGTTTGGGGTACCTCGTGACGTAGCAGAGCAGGCCATGCATTACGTCGAGGTCGCTGGCGTGGCGGGTGAGGCTGAGTCACGGCGCGAGAGTCAACTATTGCTGGACTTCAAAGTCATGGGCGGCGTTGAGTTGGCAAGGCGTCATGGCGTGAGCGAGCGAACCATCCGCACCAAGCGCGCCGCGATCCTGCGGAAAAATCAGCGGCAGCAACTCGTCGCCCGCTTGCATGAAGCGTGAGTAACGTGGCAGCTCAGAACAGAGGAGTTCTGAGCGATGGCAGCAGCACCACTTCAAGGCAGTAGCCTCCCACTAGACGGCGGCGGGTTCGTCGTCACGGTCATCTGCCCCAACGCCTACAGCCACCAACGGCTGATGCAGGCGCTACTGAGTATCGTGCCGGATGCGGGCCATGTGCCGCTGGTTGTGGATGGTGATGAGCCCATCGGCCCCGGTGGATGCGCGAATGGCGCGTGTGGGGTTGACTGATGAGCCGCCACTTTCTCGTTCCCGACACCCAAGTACGCCCTGGCGTGTCAACTGAGCATATCGACTGGGCGGCGCAAGCCATTGTGGACTACCGGCCCGACGTGATCGTGGTGCTGGGCGACTGGTGGGACATGCACAGCTTGTCATCGCACGCGCAGCCGGGATCGTCCGAGATGGAAGGGGCGCGCTACGTGGATGACGTGGCGGTCGGCAATGAAGCATTTGCCAGACTGGTCGCACCCATGAATGCCGAGCGTGCGCGACTGAAGCGCAACAAAGAGAAGCAGTGGAACCCGCGCTGTGTGTTCCTATTTGGCAACCACGAGGACCGCATCACTCGCGCCGTATCTCGTGAGCCGCGCAACGCCGGAGCGCTGACGCTCGACCATTTGCTGACGCCAGGATTTGAGCGTCACGGATTCAAGGAGCGCGTGTGGATCGACGGCATCGTCTATTCGCACTACTTCCAGCAGCAGAACAGCGCCTTTGCCATTGGCGGCAGCGTTGATAACCGACTGAACCGCATTGGTGACAGCTTCGTTCAAGGCCACCAGCAGGGACTGATGTACGGGAACCGCGTGTTCCCTACCGGGAAGATCCGGCACGGCTTGGTGGCGGGCTCGTTCTACCTGCACGACGAAAGCTACAAGGGACCGCAGGGCAACGATCACTGGCGCGGCTGTGTCGTGCTGAACGGCGTGCATGACGGCGACTACGACTTGATGCCGCTGCGGATGGACTACTTGCGCCGCACGTATGGGCAGAAGGAGGCCGCATGACCCGCCTGAAGTGGTTCGTCATCGGCCTAGCGATATCGGGCGCGGCGTGGGTTGGTCATTTGGTTGGGGAGGTGGGGCGGTGATTAGCGACGAGTGGGAAATCGTTCCGGGTGAGCCACAGATCAGCGACTTGGACAGCAATCGCGTACCACTTGCCGAAAGGCTCGTTGACCAGCTCTCGATGACCGACCCCAACGCTGATGCATCGGAGATCCTGGCGGCAGCAATCAGTATTGCTGAGCGGAACGTTCCGACAGCAAAGGAGGCATCGCAGAGGATCGTCGGCCTGCGCAATGGTCCGACGTACTGCTATCTCGCCTTCTATGGCCGGGATGGGGCGGGGCAATACCTGAAGATTGGAATGACCTCGCATCCGGAGCAGCGCCTGTATGAGCTTGCCACGGGCAACCCCTTGGACTGCCTGTGGGTTTACGCGGCGTGCTTCGACACCCGCAGACAGGCATACGCCGCAGAGCAATCCCTTCTCCGGGAGCTGGTCGAGCATAAGCGCCGTGGTGAGTGGATAGAGGTCACAACTGACGCCGGGTCATCCGCAGCCTTTGCGCGCCAGCTCGGGGCGGTAGTGAATGGCGACTTCATGCCACTGAGCTATCGAGACGGCAGGGAGGCGGCGTGAGCCCTGCAATTCCGATGGAAGGTGATGGCCCGGCCGTCCGAGATCCGTACAGCGATGACGAGATCACACTTGGCGAACTGATTGCCACTTGCGACGACTGCTCCGACGTATTGGGGGCGCTCTCATTCTCGCGGGGCTGGACGGAGGATGTGCCGAGATCCTGGCTGGCTCCGTGGCAGCAGATTGGTCCGGATGTGCTGTGGGCGGTGAACCGTCAGACGGAAGCCGAGATTCACCGTATCGGCCCTGCGGTGACTTCGCACGTTGCAAATCTGAAGTGGGTCAGGAATAAGCGCCTGAGCCGCCTCCAGATTGAGTTGGCTGTTTCGGATGCGCTTGATCGGATGATCTCCGGCGAGTGCATGTCGGCTGACGTGTCCGCGCTAATGGTGGCCTGTCGCAAGGAAACGTTTCTTGATCTTCGCGCAGAGGCAGTGGCATTCATGGTGTTTGCGATGAGCATGTCGGAGTGTCGTATGCGCGAACAACTTCGGGAACCGCGTACCCCCCGTTAAACGCCATAATTGAAATATGGGGGATTGAATTTCCTCCGCCCGGACGTTCCGTTTCAACTGACGCCGGGTCTTATTCCCAGAGGGACACCATGACCAACCGCCCCAAGCTAACGGTGGTCGGCAAGGGTGAGCCGGAGTCCGAGCCCCAGCCCGATACCTCATTGGCAGACTGCCTCAAGGCGGCGCTGGCGAAGGTAGAGGCGGGCGAGGTAGAGGGACTGTTTCTGGCCGTGTTGTCGCATGACGACCCGGTGCCGGACTTCCACATTCCCTCGGACGAACCGCTGCGGACTGTCTCGCTGGTCGAGATATTCCTGCCGGACGTTAAGGCGGTGATGCTGGGGTTTGCTGAGTGACGACGGTAGCTGCAAACGGTTCGCAGATGGCGGCCGACACGCAGCTCACTGGCGACTATCGCTATCGGGTGCAGAAGATCGTGGGGCTGCCGGACGGTGGCATCGCGGGCGGTGCGGGCATCTGGAGCCGTGCGTATGCAGGGCTGTCATGGCTGGCCTCTGGCGAGGTCACAGAGCCGCCCAAGATCAAGGGTGCAACCATCCTGATCCTGCGGCCGGACGGCTCGCTGTGGATCGCTGAGGGCGATTGGCCCGCTTATCCGTTGCTGGACAAGCAAGCCGCCATTGGCTGCGGTTGCCAAGCCGCCATGCAGGCGATGGTGGACGGTTCGTCACCGGGCGAGGCGATCAAGAAGGTTTGCAAGCTGGACGCCTTCACGGGTGAGCCGGTGCAAGTTCTGTCACTGGAGCCGAAGCGTGGCAAGCGATCCCGAAACGCTCGCTGAGCTGGACGAGGCCGCGACGAAGCTATTGCTGTTGTACGAATCGGTAGGCGTAACGGCGGTGGTTCTGACGCTGACGGACACGGCGCTATATGCGCGCTGCCAAGTGGCTAGCGACGTAGTGCCGATGTGCAAGAAGGTTCTACAAGCACACGAAGCGCCTGGGGACAGGACGCTTCAGTAAAGCCAACATTCCGGTAGCTCAATTGGCAGAGCAGCGGTCTCCAAAACCGCAGGTTGGGGGTTCGAGTCCCTCCCGGTCTGCCTTATCAGCCCATAGGGCACAAGAGGGAAGTGCTTTGTGAAAGGCGAACTGATCGCGGAGGCGCAGTCAGCGGCCGCCAAACTAACCCCTCCCGCAATGGTGGCTGGGGCGTCGGTGGCGGGCTGGGGTCCGGCCGAATGGATGTATGTCCTGACGGCCGCGTATGTGGTGTTGCAGGGTGCATACCTGCTGTGGAAGTGGCGGCGCGAAGCTAAGGCGAAGGCCAGTGGCGAGTAACGCGGGCAAGGTTGCTGCTGGCGGCCTAGCTGCGGTCCTTCTGCTGGCTGGTGGGTTGATCGCGAAATGGGAAGGCGTTCGCTATTACCCATACATTGATCCGGTTGGAATCGTAACGGTCTGCTATGGCCACACGGGGGCGGACATAGAGCGGCGGGCCTATACCCGCGCCGAGTGCAATGCCCTGCTGGACGAAGACATGCGCGAGGCTAATGCCTTTGTGCGCAGTTGCATTGGCCGCCCAATTCCGGTGAACGTCGAGGCGGCGCTCACTTCGCTTGTGTTCAACCTTGGCCCCGGCCCGGTTTGCATAGAGGGACGCACGCCGCGCCGCTTTGCCCGCGCTGGCGACTGGCCGAATACGTGTAAGTCGTTGGACTTGTACAACAAGGCAGGGGGTCGCGTGTATCGCGGCCTGGTGCTCCGTCGCGCTGATGAGCGCGCTGTATGCGAGGGCAGGGCATGAAGGTTCTGACGGCTCAAGTTCTGTCGTGGTTGCTTAGCAAGGTCGGCACAAAGCTGCTGTTCTGGAGCGCCGACTTGGAGGATTGGGCGGGCGTTGGCGACTACTACGCGAACCCGGACGAGTACAAAGCTGGCGGCACGTCGAGCGATGACTGACAACCGCTACGCCAGCCGCAAGTTCCTGCTGGCCTGCGCTGCCTTCGTGGCAGGACTGGTGTTCTTTGCAATTGGCAAGATCGACGCCGCGCAATGGCTTAGCCAGTCTGCGTGGGTGCTTGGGTTGTACCTCGCTGGCAATGTCGGCGATCAGGCGGTGACGAAGGTTTAATCATGCGGACGTTCCTCTTTGCAGTGCTGACGGCGCTTCTGTTTCTAGGATTCGCGCCACACACCGGAGAGAGCTACGCATTGCCCGCTAACCGAATGCCGACCCATGCGGTTCCGTTTGAGTTAGCCAGGGAGCCTGATTACGCCAAGGCCAAGAAGGCCACGATGCGGTATCAGACGCTTTGGGGCGTGTGCAGCGCCACGGCTATTGCAGACCACAAGGTTCTGCTGGCTAAGCACTGCATAGAGAAAGGGTTTGCGGGCTTGCGGCTTGGGACGCGTACCGCTGTTGTGGTCGCGGTCGAGGAGGATTCGCACGATGCGGTCATCCTGACGACGGATATCTACTTCTCCGATACCGCCAAGTTCGGCCCCGAGCCGAAGCAGGGCGATATTGTGTTCTCACATGGGAACCCCGCCTCCACGCCCGACATGCTGCTGATCGGTCGAGTGGCGGGTTGGGTGACGGAATACTCGGGTGTGACTCGGGTGATGCTTCTGGACCGGAACGATTGGTTCGGCTGCTCTGGCGCTGCGGTGTTCGACCGTAACGGCCTGATCGTCGGCGTGGTGAACGCGGTCTATCCGTGGCCCCAACAGGGCTGGCGGCTAACGGCTGTGTATCCGCTGACGTTCTCAAAGGAACAGATGCAGTGACGATCCTCCTAGCCCTACTGCGCCGCTACTGGCTGCACATCGCCATAGCTGCGGCCCTGGTGGCTGCGCAGGGATACGCGCTGCGCTGGGCATGGGTGCATGGCGGCGACTCTGTACGGCTGTCCTGTGCCGAGAAGCGCGAGAAGCTGATAGAGGCCGCGCTGAAGGATATGCAGGACTTAGAGGCACAACGCAACGCAGCCCAACGCAAGGCGGACGAGCTGGCAAAGCTGCCGCCAAAGGTGATCGAACGTGTTAGGCAGAACCCTGCTAATTGCGACATTCCTAAGCCTGTCGCTGACGAGTTGCGGAAACAGGTTGACGAAATCAACCGGGCCATCCGAGAGCGTGGTGTGCGGTGAGATTCCCGAGCCACCCGCTGACGAATCGGGTGATGCGTGGAATATCTGGAAAGCGCTGCTGCTGGACTGGGCGGCCAAGTGCGCGCTGAGGAAGTGATGGAAGAAGGCTGCATCTGTAAAGGCAATTGGCGAGCCATCGTCAAGGAATCTGAGCAGGACATCGGTAAGCAGTACAGCGACCGCGACGGAAAGGTATGGACCTTCTTTGGCGTAGTCCACTCTGATGACGACTACTACTACGGCATGTGGCGAGAGGGGCACCTAAATCTTCTCTCGTGCGTTGGCTCACTCGCCCTTGGCGGCTACGAGCCTGTACAGAAATGAAAGACGCCGACCCCCTCCCCAAGCACTCAGTCCCTCCG